TTAGATTCATTGAACTTAGTGGTAACCTAACATATAATACAAGTTTGATATTACGAGCCAAGAAAGCAAATAATGTATCGGTAGCGATTCAAGGTGACACAACTGGTTCGAGGATTGCTGCTGGTTCTGGACAAACATTATCAACAGCATGGGATTCAGGTGAATTAATTATACAGACACGCAACGCATCGTTCGGTCTAGTTTACGCTGGTACTGTTGACGTTGAGGGTTCTGCATCTGCACAGACCATTCCTCCAGCACTAAGAGGATGGTGGTTAATAGAACTATAAAGACATGACTGCACTCTACGATTCTATCAAAAGTATGAGAACTGCAAAGGTAGGAACTATCCTACCTTGGGGTGGTGATGGAGGAAATGGTTTCCTTGCTTCTAATATACCTAAAGGGTGGATAGTTTGTTCAGGACAAACAATAAAAGCTTCTGAATATCCATTGTTAGCAGCAAATTTAGGTGACACCTATGGTGGTAGTATGACTGATGCTCAAGGAGATGATTATCCATTTCCTTATTATGGTTATGATAATGCTACGTTTAGATTACCTCAACTTTCTAGTACTACTTTAGTTGATTTGGAGAACACTGATCTTAATCAAACAAAGTATCAAATGAATCAGAATGATGCTCAATCTGTAGTAGGTTCTTTAGTTTCTGATTATGGTGAGACAACGCCAATTAGTTCAACTTATGAAGCAACTTCTGATATTGATTTCACACTTAATATAGCTGGTAACTTATACTTTAAGTTCACTGATATAACTTTATTTCAACCTGATTTTGTTGAGACAATATACACATTAAATCGTAAGTTGGGTATTAATCATACTCCTGCACATAGTCATTCTGATAGAATCACTTCTGTTAACGCAAACCCTACAGGTGTGTTTGTATTCAGAACAGATTCAGGTGTTGAAATGACTGGTTCAACACAGACTACTTGTATGAATGAGGGACCAAAAGAATGTGTATTGATAGATGATAATCCAACAACATGGCAAGAAGGTGCTACAAGTCTAACATTCTATGGTGATGCAACTCATGAACATACTCTACCACGTTGTGATGGTTTTCAAGAGTTTATACAGGACAGTTCTAATAAAGACTACTGGGGTTTTGTACCTGCTGGTGCTAATAGCTGGCGTACAAATGCTAGTGATAGAGGATCTGGACATGCTAGTACAACATACACACAAAATATTTTCAGTAGAGGATTTACTGATGCGTTAAATGCTACTATACCAGTAGATACACATAAAACTCCATGTCATACTGGATATTATCCTAGACCAATGGAATATAGATCTAGACCAAACTTCTATGGGTATGAAACAGGATCACCAGTAAGATCTGATGGTTTGGTAGACGATCCTGAGACTGCACCAGTGTTTAGTGTTACTGGTTGTATATTAGATGGTACTAGTAAAATTATATTACCTGCTGGTACTGATCTTAGGAGAACTTATGGTACTTCACCAGATACATGGCAACAATGGGATAAAATAGTTCCTTTAATGTATGTTACACCAGTTAATGTTGATGATAAGTATGATGTATTAAGAGAAGGTACATTTATTCAAACAATGGAACCTGCTGCTGATCTTGGTACTAATCCTACACCACAGTGGGAAGTTACTCTTAATGTAAGTACACTAGTAACTGGTACATTTGATCTTAAGTTCAGGCATGGTTCATGGCCAGTGTCATTGAATCAAGGTGCTACAAATAAAAATCCTCTTGAAACTGCTTTCAGAGCACATAATCATGGTAGTTTTGAAATTGCTCAGGGTCTAGGATCAATGGCTGGTCCTCCATCACATACTGCTGCCAATGCAGATGGTTCTGCATTACAAGCACAAAGTTTAGAAAATGCTCTAAATATTTCATGTGATACTACACAACCTTCATTAACTATGACATTTATCATAAAGGCATACTAATGACAACATTCTACTCTAAAGAGAGAGCAAAATATGGTAATTTGACAGGCCAGGTAATTATGTGGCCAATAGAATATACTGGAGATCCTGATGCTATTCTCAACAAAAGAAATTTACCTGCTGGTTATTTAAAATGTGATGGCACAAAATACTATGCAGATGAATATCCACAACTTGCTGCTATTTGTGGAGTAGGTAATGCATGTAAATTTATTAGAAGAAATATTGATGGTACACCATTTGATACATTACAAGATAATCAATTTATGGTTCCTGATCTTGGTTCAAAGTATCCAGAACCAACTTCGGGTGCTAACGCAGGAGTATATAATAATATAAGATTAGATAATGCTTTAGGTAATGAGGTAAGTCGTTCTGGTATAGGTATTGAGGCAGTGTCTGCTATTGGTACTAATGTTAGAATAGATTATAGTGGAACTATTTCAGTACCAAGTCAAGAGATTGATGTTAGAGGTAAACCTTCTTGGTCATATGCTGGTGCAACACATCGTACAGATAATGAAGGTGTAGAGGAAAATACTATTCATCCACATACACATTTCCATTCTGCTGTAAGAGCAAGAAACATGACCACTAATGAAACTAGTAGTCAAGCTCCATCTGTAATGGGTCAGACAGGTAGAAGAAATGCTAGTACTATAGCTATCCAAGATTGGTTAGATGCTACTGTAAACTCAACTAATATACCAGGATCTGGTCAGATGCCTTGTCTTGGTAAATCTCAGTGGAGAAGTGGTCTTGGAGCAACTAACCAAATTGGACTTAACGAGACTGTATACTATGGTGGTTGTCTTGTAACAGATACCAATACAATGTCATGGAGTTGTATAATGAATGTTGATTGGACTGATGCCACTAGAGGTCCAAATGGAGAGTCGTTGAACAGACAAAATTTAGGAGGTTCTGCTGATAACTCTAATATAGCAAAGTTTAGGAATAGTTATCAGTTTTTTGGTATTGGATGTTTTTCACCAGGATCTGGAGCAACTATCCAAGCACCTAGCTATATTAATACTCCCAAAACTTATTATCAAGGAGCACCTGGTGTGCCAAATGATTTTGCTGGTAATAGTTTATATGATGTACTCCCATTACAATCAGAAGATTCTATTAATGAGAATCGTGCTATACCAGACATTGATCAAGTTACAACAGAAACAGAAGAATTTACTAGAGAGAGTGATCCAACAATACATAATCATCGAATAGATATAGAGAAAGGTGATCATAACTATCAAGTTAAGACTGCTGCTATTGCTATACCACCTGATAATTTATCAACTACTATGACAATAGGGGAAGATTCATCAGTATCAATTGATTCTGCATGTCAACCCTTTATCATTATGGAATTTCTAATCAAGATATGACATCAACTCAATCATACAGAAATCCTAGACAAGGTTTCTATACAGATCTTACCGTAGATACTACACCAGTGGGTGCTATTGTACCCAATTTAAAGACTGGCACAAATTCATTTGACCATAATTTTGTTAAGTATGGTGCTACAGCATTTCCAGTATTAACTGAGTCTGCTGGTAATGCATATCTATTAGGTGATGACCCTGCATATACACATGATGGTTATCTTTATTGTAATGGTGATGAGTATAATATAGGTGATTTTCCAAGTTTATATCAAATAATTGGCAATAAGTATGGTGGTAGATCTAGTAGTGGTATTGATGTAATCACTGGTGGAGAAGGTTATACATCTGCTCCTTCAATAACAATTTCTGATCCTCCTACTGGTGGAATAACAGCAACATGTGAGGCTGTTGTTGAGTCAGGTAAAATAAAACATATCAATCTTCTTCTTCCTGGTAAGGGATACACAGAACCACCTTCACTAACATTAACTGGAGGTTTTACAGGAAACGGTACAGGTAGTAGTATTCAAGGTTATACTAATGTTTTAGCTTACATAGGTGGTATTTTCTATACTGTTGGTAATAATTACACAACTACTCCTTACTCTGGATCTGGACTTGGATCTGGTGCAACTGTCAATATACTTACAATTGGTACGTATCAGGCTGGTGGTATTGGCACAATTGCTATTGCTAGTGGAGGAACTGGGTATGTTGTAGGTGATAAACTTAAAATAAATCATAAGTATCCAGGAGCAATAATGTCTTCCACTTATGTGAGTGGTGAAGGTGCTGATGCAAATAGAACTGGTGGAGTAACATATGCTGTAGAAGTTTTAAATTCATGGACATCAGCTGATGGTGAGGGTGGAGAATTTAATGTTGTTGTTGCTGCTGATGGTTCTGCTACTCTTGATTGGGGATCAGATTATATTCCTGGACCTAATGGTAACAGAGGATGGAATTATGTACAGAATGAGACCATAACTATTCCTAGTTCTTCTATTGGTGGTGGCGATGATCTAGTCATAAAAGTACTGAGTGTTACTGGTGATGGTGAAAGAGGATCTATTGAAGTTACTTCTGTGGGTGCTGGTGGTGCATCATTTGAAGTAAGATTAGGTAGTGATGGTGATATTGAAGGCATTAATACTAATAATGTAATGGAGTGGTGGGGTGACCCATACTTAGGAACATTCTGTGTACCTGATTTAAAAACTAAAAAGGTTGTAGGTAATGGTCCTGTATTTGGTCAGAACTCACCTAACGTAGGTAATTCACAACTTGGTGTTGGTACAACAGGTGGAGCATGGTATCTTGCCAAAGAACAACAAGATGAATACTTCTCGCTTGGTAGAATAGTTACTAGTGGTTATGATCAAGTTGTTGAGTCAACTGAATGTAGTATTATTGGTCAACAACAAATTGAGATCACAATGAGAGAATCTAAACTCTCTGGTGCTCCTCAACATAATCATACAGTATATCATTCAGAACCAGGATTTAATAGTTTTCAAGCAGAAGCATCTGGTGATAGATATCTTCAAGACTATCGTGAAGGTAAAGGTAGACTTAGTAGATGGTATCCTACTGGTGGTATTGTATTCACACACAAACATGGATTACTAAGAAGTCCCATTACAGATAATACTGTTGCTACCTATGATGTATTTGATGCAGTTGGTGGTGCTGGTGGTTGTGGATCAATTAAAGATCCATCAGCAACTGATAAGTATTATATGGCATCAGGTGCTTCTGACGCTGGTACATGGGAATTTCAAACTTATATACCAGAGCCAGTAATGAAAAAATTTACTGGATCATCTAATATAGGTGGTAGAACAGTTAATAGTGGTGGTACTGCTGTTTATGATTTTTCAGATGAATGGGAATTTACATCACCAGGATCATATAGTATAAACTTAGGAAATGTATCAGGTACACCAGACAGATTAATCTATCAAGTTATTGGTGGTGGAGGATCAGGTGCTGCTGGTACTTCTCAAGGTAATGATGGTGGTGACAGTGTTATAGTTGTTGGTAGTGAGTTGACACTAACTGCTGAAGGTGGAGCGAAAGGTGGAGCGTCGTCAGGGATGCAAGGTGGAACAGGTGGTGCAGGTGGTCAAGCAACCAGCAGTGGTAGTGTAAGTGCTGGTGGAGCCCTTAATGGATTTGATGGTGCAAATGGAGCAACTGGACAAACATCACTTGGATGGCCATTAGCAGATTATCCAAATGATCCTTCGGGTGGAGGTCAAGGTGGTGTTGGTGGTGATTATGGTAAGGGTAGTAATGGTATAAATTTATTGGTAGGTGGACAGAGTGGTACATTTACTGAAACACTTACTGGTATAACTGGCACTTTCAACTTTGTTAATGCTAGTGGTGGTATAATCACAAATCCATCATCAGTAAATTTCGTTGTTGCTGGAGGTAAGGGTGGAACTGCTGGTCGTGGTGGATACACAGGATATAATGGTGCTGTTGTATCTGTTGATTTAGTTTCAAGTGAGTTAGATGAATTCAATCAAGGTACATGGTCATTTGTACGTGGTACTGCTGCTGGTGGTAGAATGAATGGTAGTGGTGATCATGGTGGTAATGGTGGATATGGTGGTGAAGGACACCAAGAAGCAGATGGTGGCGGTGGTGGAGCATGTTCCATAATAAAGAGAGGAACACAAACATTGGTTGGTGCTGGAGGAGGCGGTGGTGCTGGTGCATCTGGATACGACGGAGGTGCTGGAGTTAATGGTTCAGGACCACCATCAGGGTATTCATCTCCAGACGGAACAACACAAGCATTAGGTCCAGGTGGCGGCGGTACAGGTGGTCATTACGGATGTATTGGTGGTGGAGGCGGCGGCGGTGGCTCAGGAGTCGCTAGAAATGGTATTACATTCGGTGGTATAGGAAACGGTGGTGCATCAGGTGGTCCTGGAGGTGCTCCTGGTGGAGACGGAGGACACCAAGGTGGTGGTGCAGGACAATCAGGAGTTAGTTCCTATCGTACCGATTACTTCACTCTCAATTCATTCAGTCATTCAAATGATTATGGTGGAACTAATAATGGTAATGGTTGGGCTAATATAACTGCTGTATATAATAATGACTACTGGACCTCTGGAGGAGGTGGTGGCGGTGGCGGTGCTCTCTGGGCTGGTGATATTGATTGGAGTTGGTTAAACAGTCCTGGATCTATATCAGTAACAGTTGGTGGTGCAGGTTTAGGTATAAATCCAGGTGGACAAACCACTGGTACTACAAGTAGTGCTGAAAGTGGATACGCTAAAATTGGATTAGGTAAGATTGTTGGATATACTGGTGGATCAACAGGTATATCAGAAGGTGATATCATTACATCTGGATCACAAACATCAACAGTATGGGATGTAAATATTGTTGGTAATGGTGGTGGTACAGGTGCTGCTGGTGATTTCAAACTACCAACCACACAAGTACCAGATGTTTATGTTGTTGGTGGTGGTGCTACCACTGCTGCTCAAGCATCAGTAACTGTAGCAAATAATAAAGTAACAGCAGTCAGTTTAGATTCTTCTGGTGCTGGATACACAGAGATACCATACGTTTATGTTATGAATGGTGCTGGTGGAAAAACTAAGGTCACATCCACCATTGATACACAAGCAGAAAATGTTGATGCATTATTCCTTGCTGCTAATAGTTCACAGGTATATACCAACTATGTCAAGTTTGGTGGTCTCAGTGGTTCAACTGGCACAAGATTCATTGAATTGAAACCAGTTGATACTACCAACACAAATTACTTCTCAATCAAAGCATGTAGAGGTAATGGTGTTAATGGTGGTAATGTACCAGAAGAAGTGTTGCGTGTATATTATCAGGCAGCTGATGCAACTGGATGGACATTGATTGATACTATTATCACACCAAACTCAGTTAGAACTGATCCTATCATTGGTGATGTTCCTATTGTTAGTACAGCATGGGATGGTGCAAGTGGTGCTACTCAATGGTATACTTATTCAGTAGGATTACCACAAAATGCTAGAGGAGTTGGTACTAAGATTAAGATTGAACAACCACGTGCAACACCTAGTGCCTCTAATGATAATGACTTAGACAGTGACCATTATGGTATTGCTGAATTCATTTACTGGAATGAGAAGGTAACAGGTCTTGTATTTGTTCCTACTGCTGGTAAGATCAGTAAATCTGCTGTTGATAAACTATCATATACTGTTCAAGGTGAGACAGGTCCAGGTATTACATATAGTTCTGGTTTACAAGCATCTGAAGCAACGTTGACATTAAAATCAACTACTAAGATAGAACCACAGGCTACTATTGATCCTGATATAGATGTTCCATTGATCACAACATATAGATTATGTAAGTACTTGATCAAAGCTTTCTAAATACTACGGAGATACTAATAATACAATGGCAGATGCACCAGTACTGCAAGTACAGTTAGATGTAATCAATCAGGAGATTGAGTACAACGGTACACCAAAGACTATTCCTGAATCATATTGGAAGGATACACTCACTCCATTGTTATACCCTTTATGGGATAGTGACAAGGATAAACTTATCACGTTTCAGTATTTTACCAATGATTCATACACAGCAAAGCGTAGGAAGTATGTAAAAGACTTTAAGACTAACACATTTAAGTGGGTTGACTATGAGATGGAGGCAGTTGGTGCTGCTGAAGCGACTGCATTTAAAGATAAACTAATTGAAGGATTCTATTTAATTGATTCACTTGAGAACGATGAGTTCCAAGATGAATTAGCTAGAATGTATTCTAAGCAGAAAGCAGTATCACCATTTAGTATAAGACTAGCAAGAAATTTCTTGTTGGATGAAACAGATTGGACACAGTTAGCTGATGCACCAATTGATGCTGATACTAAAGCACAGTATACATTGTATAGAACTAAATTAAGAGAATTAACTGAGTCTACTGAGTTTAGTACAGAAACTGCTGCAACTAAGTTCCCCATTGCTCCTGAATTTTATAATAAAATATACAAGGTAGACTTTCCAACTGAAGCATACTTGCAGACTGATGGACAGTTCATTAAGATGGGACAACACCGTCTTAAGAAGTTTAGAGATAAGATAGCATATTTCTTGACACTCAAGACAGAGACAGATGCCACTTATTTTAGTGACCTACTGATTCAGTATGAGTCATTCAAGGTTAACATGACACAGGCTGTGCATAATGACTTGACACTTGAAGAGAACAAAGATATCTTAGAAAAAATTATACAACAAGCTAATGATTCTCTCGGTGAGTTAGAATAATGATTATACAAGGCAACGAATTATCTGTATTTGATTTGATGGAGTACTATGCCAATAGGAATCAATGTCATCTATTGTACATGGATCTTAGCAAGTATAATACTCTTGACGCAAGCAAGAAAGCAACTGTCAATACATGGTATCAGGATTTCATCGATGAGTATGCACTTGACATAATCAAACAGGGCGTGTATACTACTATCAGGTTTGACTCAGAAGAGGTTGCTACACTGAATGCTGCTTCTTGGTTCCCTAGACAGGCAGACTGTCCTGACTCAGACCATTTCATAAATGCGTATGTCTTAGATACATACGGTGATATAGTATGGCAAAACGTACCAGTAAACCCAAGTTAGAGAAATTAGACAATCCGCATCTATTAGAAGATAAGTTTATGATGCCAGGTATTTGTATTGCAAAACCATATGGTGAATGGGCTGCTGTCCCTATCATGGGTAAACATAACAGATATATGGTCATACACAATGGCGAAATGATCAAGGCATGTAGTTATGACGTTGCCTATAACTTAATAATGAAACACTATTAATGAAAGATTACATATTATTTGGTGACTGTCTTGACTCACTCAAGATAATTGCAAATGAAGAA